GTGTGTTAACATTATGATAGTTCTTTGTCTCCATTCTGGAGGAAAAATGAAAAACTCTATTGACATCATTGTCACATTATGTTATACTTATGGTAAGCTTCAAAATAGGAGGCTCTATTGAGGTTTGAAGATTACAGAAATCCTAAAACATTAGACAAACCGTTAACAAAACGGGAAGCAGAGTTTATTACTGGTTTGGTAGACCATAAGTTGTCAGCGGTGGAAGCTTTTGCCAAAGCTGGCTACAAAGGTAAATCTCAAAAGGTTTTCAAACACAGAGCCAACAGAACGCAGCGTTATTTATGGCCTCACATTGAAGAACGTATCCGCCAGAAAGTAGGTGAAACAGCTACAATGGCGCTAGGCGTACTAGAGCAACTTTTACAAAGTGACTCCGACAACGTTAGGCTAAACGCTGCCAGAGACATCCTTAGCAGGGCTGGCTATGATGCGGTCCACAAACAAGAAACTGTCTTGAAAGAAGTTTCAGAGCTAAGTGATGAGGAGCTAGACGCAAAGCTAGCTGAACTGAGCAACGTTGTTAAACTGCCTAAAAGGAGTTGATATGTTCTACTACGATATTCCCCACAGCTTTACCTATCCTGTTTTCGTAATTAGCGACAGTGAGCTAAAGCTTCAGAAGAAACGACATCTTGAGGCCAAGAAAGATTCTCTTCAAAAATCGATGGACTTTCTTCAGGACAAAATGTCAAAAGTTGTTAAATCACTAGAAGAGCTAGATGAACAAAAATGAAGCTCTAAAGCTTCTTGAAGAGAAGCAGCGTAGGCTTGAAAATAACCGGATCAAGCAATACAAGCCTTACGACTATCAGGTAAACTTTCACTCTGAGGGCAAAGACTGTCCTCAGAGAATCTTAATGGCAGCTAACCGGGTAGGGAAAACTTATTGCGGAGCCGTAGAAACAGCTTACCACATGACGGGCGACTACCCGGAGTGGTGGGAGGGAAAAAGATTCAAAAAGCCTGTAAGGGTCTGGGCAGCAGGAGAATCCAACGACACCACCAGGGACATCATCCAGAAGGAGTTGTTTGGCTCTCCCCAGGACCCGTCGAAACTAGGCACAGGGGCAATACCAAAGAGCAAAATTGTAGACACTATTCGTAAACCGGGCGTACCTAATGCTTACAGTGCAGCACTAGTAAAACACGCTTCAGGAGGTAATTCTCAGATAAGTTTTAAGGCTTACGAACAGGGTTTTCAGAAATTTATGGGCGAGGCCGTAGACGTAGTTTGGCTAGACGAGGAACCTAAGCAAGAAATATTTAGCCAGTGTATAACCAGAACTGCCGACACAGATGGCATAGTTTATATGACTTTTACACCGGAATCAGGGATGACTCAGGTAGTAAGTAGTTTCTTAAACGAGCTAAAACCCGGTCAGTCTATGGTTACAGCTACCTGGGACGATGTAAAACACCTTGATAGCAAGACGAAAGAACAACTATTAGCAGTCTATAGCCCAGCAGAGCGGGATATGCGCTCCAAAGGCATACCAGTATTTGGATCAGGTTTAATATTTCCTGTCAGTGACGAAGACATCATTTGCAAAGACTTTGATTTACCAGAACACTTTATTACCGTAGCTGCCATAGATTTTGGGTTTGACCACCCCACAGCAATTAGTTGGGCAGCTTTGGACCCAGACAACGATGTTATTTACGTTTATGACGAACACAGACTAAGCAAAGAAACACCGTTGACACATGCAGCGGTTCTTAACAGTAGAACACCAGGAATACCCGTAGCTTTTCCTCATGACGGACTCCAACACGACAAAGGTAGTGGAATACAGCTAGCGCAACAGTACAGAGACTTGGGAGTTTCTATGCTAGCACAACACTTCACCAACCCACCAACGGAGGGACAGCTAAATGGTAATAATTCTGTCGAAGCAGGTCTTAGCGAAATGCTTCAACGGTTTGAAACTGGTCGCTTGCAAATTTTTGAGTCTTGCGGTCAAACCCTTGAAGAGCTTCGTCTCTATCATAGAAAAAACGGAAAAGTCGTTGCGCTCAAAGATGACCTGATGAGCGCAATGCGCTATGCCGTTCTTTCCGTGGAACGGTTTGGCGAGAAAATTGGAAACAAAACTGTTTACAGGAAATACAGTTTTAATCAAGAAATCAAGTATTCTAATATGGGGATAGTTTAAATGCCAAAACTTAATGGAAAGCACTATAGCTACGATGCAAAAGGAATGGCTGCTTACAAAAAAGCAGTGGCAAAAAAGAAGAAGAAAAAAACCAAGAAAGCTTAGTCCATGACTAGTATGACAGATGACGAAGTACTAGCCCTTGTCAGAGGCGAGGTAGACGCTAGTTCTTCTTATGTAGACTCTGAGGTTAGTAGTCAGCGTGAACGTGCGCTGGAATACTTCTACGGAGAGCCTTTTGGTAACGAAGAAGAAGGACGCTCCCAGGTAGTTATCACTGACGTTCAGGATACTATCATGTGGATGATGCCTTCGCTCATGCGCGTATTTACCTCTGGTAAAGATGTAGTCCGCTTTAGCCCACAAGGACCAGAAGACGTTCAGATAGCAGAACAAGCTACAAAATTTGTAAACCATGTGTTCTACAAACAAAACGATGGCTTTTCTATTCTCTACAATTTTTTCTTTGACGCCTTGCTACAAAAAGTAGGGGTGGTAAAACACTACTGGGAAGAAATACAAAAAACGACCACCGAAGATTACCAGAACCTTACAGACCAAGAGTTCTACTTTATCAAAAATAGTGACGATATAGAGCTTGCAGAGCACACTGAACGAACAGAAGTCAAGGAAATAATGGACCCTGCTACAGGGCAGATAATCGAAGTAGAAGAAGTATTCCACGATGCCACGTTTGTAAAGAATACTTTCGAAGGTAAAGTTACCGTAGAAAACGTGCCCCCGGAAGAATTTTTAATTAACCGTGGGGCTAAAAGCCTAGAAAATGCAAGGTTCATTTGTCACCGTTCTCACAAAACTCGTGGCGAACTTATTGCAATGGGCTTCGACCAGGACATTGTAGAATCTTTGCCCTCGTTTGCAAGCGGAGCAGATGATATCACTACTAGTCAAGAATATATGGCTAGACATGCTTATGACCAAACCAACCTTGTACCAATAGGGCCTAACACAGAGTCGGAAGAATCTGTAGAAGTATTTGAATCGTACACTAAACTAGATGTAGAAGAAACTGGCATAGGCGTACTCTACAAAATTATCCACTCGGGTAACGAAATACTAGAGCTAGAGCCCTGTGACGATATTCCTTTTAGCGCCATTTGCCCAATTCCTGTACCTCACAAGTTCTATGGTCTAAGTGTTGCTGAAACCGTAGAAGACGTTCAGCTTGTTCGTAGCACTCTGACTCGTAACCTGATGGACAATATGTACTTGGCGAATAACGGCAGGTTCCAGATTGTTGAGGGTCAGGTTAACATAGACGATCTGCTAACTAACCGTCCTGGCGGCATCGTCAGAACAAAGTCTCCCAACGCTCTACAGCCTATCCAGACTCCTGCCCTGCAACAGTACAGCTTCCAGATGTTGGAATACTGGGACCAGATTAAGTCAGGACGCACTGGAGTTAACGCCGCAACTCAAGGATTACCGGCTGACGTACTAAAGTCTCATGTAACAGCAGGTGCCATTCAAGGCGCTCTGACCAATGCTCAAGGACGTGTAGAGCTTGTAGCTCGTATCTTTGCTGATACCGGCGTTAAAAATATGTTCAAGTCTATCTACAACTTGATCCAACGGTACGAAGACCGTAAAAAAATAATCCGTGTAAACGGAGACTATTTCCAAATTGATCCGACTAGCTGGAAAAACGACCTGGACGTAAACATCGAAGTTGGGCTAGGCTACGGAGACCAGGATGTTCGCCTAAACAATTTGTCCAGTTTTGCTAACGTTATTGAAAAAATAGGTACCCAAGTTCCTGGCATAGTTACGCCAGAAAATATCTACAACCTTGCCAAGGAAATTGGCGCTGAAATGGGCTTAAAGAACGTTGATCAGTACGTTAGCCCACCGCCGCCGCCTAATCCACAGCCAAGTCCGCAAGAACAGATAGCTCAAGCCCAGGCACAAGCTTTGTTGATGGAAGCAGAAGCATCTAAGCTAGAGGCAGAAGTAAAAGCCAAAGACTTAGAAATCAAAGCTGCTAAGTTAGAGCTTGAACGACTAGAACTTGAAAATAATATTAACTTAAAACAAGAAGAACTCAAGCTTAAAGGCATAGAGCTTGGGTATGAAATGACCTCTGGAACAAATGTAAAGGCTTAGAAAAATGGCTTATCAAAATAACATTGCTTCTCGTATTATCAGTAGCGAGAATATCACCAGCACAGGCACCAGTGCGCAGAGCGGACGTGCTCCCTTTGGCTGCACTGTTGCTCGCATTGCTACCAGTGCTGCTGTTAATATCGTAATCGGACCTAACCCAACTGCCACGGCAGCGGGTACGCGCATTGACCCGGCTGATGCAGCTTACTTTGTGATCAAGGGTGATACCGACCCCAGTGCCACAGATGGAGAAAAGATTGCTAGCATTGGAACGGCCACGGTAAACGTTACGTTCTTGGAGGGATAAATGGCTCGCCAGAACGTCTACGCCTATCGTATCAATTCTAACGAACAGCTCACTTCTTCTGGAACCTCTGTTGCATCTGGTCCTACTCCGTTTGGCTGCAACGTGGCAAGAATCGCGTGTCACGGAGCTTCCGGGGCTCCGCTGACTTTCTTTGAAGTTGGTACAAATCCAACTGCTCTAACAGACGGAACGTCCACGTTTATTCACGATGGCGACGAAAATTATATCACAGTCAGTCCGTCATCGACTCCCGGAGGAACTGACGGTGACAAAATAGCGGCAATTGTTACAAACGGAAGCGCAAACGTATTTATTAGCTGGTTGGAGGGGTAAGTGGCTACAAACAAAAAAATCACAGAGCTTACGGAGCTTGTAGAAGCTGATCTAGCTAACGATGACGTACTGCCAATTGTAGACGTTAGTACCGGGACTACGCACAAGGTTAAAAAACAAACCTTGGCTTCTGCTCTGGCGGGTGTGTCGGCTATTACTGCCACTAGCCCTATTGCAGCTAGTTCCAGCACCGGATCAGTTACTCTTAGCCTGGGAAGTGCTGTTCCTGTAGCTGACGGTGGCACTGGTGCGGCAACAGCGGCTGGCGCTAGGACTAACTTGGGACTGGGCACCATAGCTACTCAAGCGTCAAACTCAGTTAGTATCACTGGTGGAAGCATTACAGGAATTACTGACCTAGACGTGGCAGATGGTGGTACTGGGGCAAGCTCTGCCGCAGCAGCTAGAAGTAATCTAGGCATAGCTGATATGGGCACGCAAGCCCCTAGCAATGTAAGTATCACAGGTGGTACGATAAGCGGAGTTGGTCTTAGTAGCCTAAGCTCTGCCCTGGCTATTGCGGATGGAGGTACTGGCTCTACTAGTGCTTCAGCGGCTAGGACAGCTTTAGGTGCCGGTACGCTAGATAACATAGTTGAAGACACTACGCCCCAGCTAGGTGGTGAGCTAGATGGTCAAGACAACACGGTCAGCAAAGTAAACCTCAAGGACTACGGAGAAATAACCAACGCCATCGGCTCAACGGGCGGCGGCACCCAAGACATTGACCTGACGCTAGGCAACTCCGTCAGCGCAACTGTTGACACTAGTCCGAACACTTTCACGTTTAGCAACCCAACTGCCAGCGACGAGCAGTGTGGATTTGTTCTGTATCTGACCAACGGCGGAAGTCAAACGGTGAACTGGCCAGCGGCGGTAGATTGGGCCGGTGGTACAGCGCCAACGCTTACGGCAGCGGGTAAAGACATTCTTTGTTTCACCACAATCGACGGCGGCACCACTTGGTACGGCTTTGCTGCTGGATTGGACATGCAGTAATGA